ACAGGATTTAGATTCTTAGGCGACTGGGGCGATGATAGTTCTGCAGAAGAATATGTAGTAGGTGATGTTATACGCTTAGGCGGATATTCATACTTATGTACAGCTGACCATACAGGACAGCGTCCACCTAATGTTTCATATTGGACCAGATTAAACCAAGGTTTTGCATGGAAAAATACATGGGCAAACGCTACATACTATGATGCAGGCGATACTGTATATCACGGTGTAAACAGCTATGTTTGTATACTAGCACACACATCAGATCAAGTAACATTAACTAACAGACCAGATCAAGATACTGGTGGAGTTAACTGGAACTTAATGAACGCTGGTGCAGAATCAGGAAACTTAACTACAGCAGGCGACCTTGTTTACTACGGTGGCGCAGGCGGAACAAGACTACCAATTGGCGAAGTAGGCCAAGGTCTTAAAGTTAATAGTACAGGCGATGCTCCAGAATGGGCATACTTTGGCGCAATTAATAATGTATTTTATGTTTCAACTGTTAACGGTATTGATACACCGGCACCAGATTATGGTGTTACATTAGACCGTCCATGGAAAACAATACGTTATGCATGTGAGCAAGTACAAGACGGTGCAATACGTAACAATGCAAGAAGTTTACTAGAAAGAAATAGAAGCTTTATACAAGATGAAGTTATTGAATTTATTGATGCAACGTACCCAAGTTTAACATATGTACAAGATACTTGTCGCAGAGATGTAGGCCAAGTACTTGATGCTGCTATATGGGATTTATCACATGGTGGCAACGAACGTTCGGTGCAAGCGGCAAAATCATATTTTGCAGCAGATGGAACTACATATCTAGCAGATAATGCAGCAGAAACAGCAGCTGGTTTAAACTATATTAAAACAGTTACAGATGCAGTATTATCTAATGTTGCTCCAGCAACAGTACGTGGTAGCTTAAATCAAGTAATTGATACAACTAAAACTGAAGAAACAGATGCACAATCTACATTAGAAACTTTAGTTAATGTAGTAACAGCAGCAATCACAGCAGGTAACACAACAGGTGTTCCAGCAGAAACTAAACCACAGCACAGTATATTTGTTAAAACTGGAGAATTTGTAGAAGTACTTCCAATTATTGTTCCAGAAAATACAGCAATTATTGGTGACGAGCTACGTTCAACAAGAGTTAAACCAGCAAGTTCATTAGTAGCTGGAGGCGATGTTGCTTATAGTTTAGATGCACTTAGTAGATTATCAGCAGTAATGAGTAATATTGTTACTAACGGTTCTGTAACTAAAACAACAGGAAATGCTTTAAATCAAGTAACAACAGCACCAGCAGGTAGTGCAGCAGCAGGAACTGATGCTGCTAATTTAGTACAGCAAATTTATGATTACATTGATTGGCAAATAAACGGAGTATCAGGTGACTCAACAGTTCCAGTTGTTACTGGAACAAATACAGCTAATGCAACAACTGGTTATACATACGCAGTTGAAGCAATTGAAGCTAACAGAGCATTCTTAGTAGCAGAAGTAGTTGCATATATTGCAGATACATATCCAAGTTATACTTACAATGTAGAGTCATGTAAACGAGATGTTAATGCATATTTAGACTCAGTACAGTATGATTTAATTTGGACAGGTAACTATAGATCCTTATTAGCTGCACGTTACTATGCTAACGCAGTACAAGGTAGTTTAACAGAAGACATGTTCTATATGCGCAACGGCACAGGCTTGCGCAACTGTACTATAACAGGATTAACAGGAACACTTGGCAGTGCTAACTCTTATGGAACTAAACGTCCCACAGCAGGAGCATTTGTAAGTTTAGATCCAGGTTGGGGTCCAGCACACACAGATGCATGGATTATTAACAAATCACCATATGTACAAAACGTAACAACATTTGGTACTGGTTGTGTTGGTTGTAAAATTGACGGCGACTTACATGATGGCGGTAATGATTCAATTGTTGCTAACGACTTTACACAAATTATATCAGACGGAATTGGTGTATGGTGTACTAACTTAGGAAGAACAGAACTTGTTAGTGTGTTCTCATACTACGGACACATTGGTTACTTAGCAGAGAACGGTGGTAAGATTCGTGCTACTAACGGTAACTCATCATACGGTGCATTTGGTACTGTTGCTGAAGGTATTGATAGTACAGAAACACCATTAGGCGGTAACGTTGATAACTTCGCACTTCAAGCTATTGTTTCAAACGTACTTACAAACGGCGACGATATTCTTACACTAGAATATTTAAACGCTGGTGTTAACTACACAGCGGGCGCAACAACTATAACAGCAATTGGTGAAGGTTATGGCGCAGCAATTAACGCAGTCCAAACAGTCAACGGCGGCGTACATGAAATACGATTAACTGAAACTGTAGAAAGTCCATCAAACTTTGGTGGTGCAGGATATCTTGATGCACAGAACGTTGCGCAGTCAGGTAATACTACACAAATAGTAATATCAAATACTGATACTAGAGTTAACGCTGCATATGTTGGAATGGCAATATACCTTACAGCAGGTGTAGGTGCAGGACAATATGGTTATATTGATACATATAATTCAGGTACAAAGACTGCTACAATTAAAAAGTGTAGCGACGATACAGCAGGTTGGGATCACGTAATTGGAACTGCAATTGAAGCAACACTTAACGAAACAACAACGTATTCAATTGAACCTAGATTATCATTTACTGCTCCACCAAGTGGATTATATGCAGATACAACAGCAGGTCGTCCAGTTGTAGCAGATGGAAAAATAGCTAGAATTACACTTTGGAACCCAGGTTCGGGCTATTCAAGTGCTCCAACAATGACAGTTACAGATCCAAATAATACTACTGACGTTCCGTTTACTGTTAGAATTGGCAACGGTGTACTAACACAGCCTACTTGGACAGATAGAGGAACAGGAATGGCAACAGCTAGTGCTACAGTCGATGGCGACGGTTATGCTGATATGTTCCAACCTGGAAGTCTAGTTAACGTAAGTGACATTGCTACAATGCCACAAGCAGGTGCTAACATAACATTTGCAAGTATACCAAACAAATACTTTAAACTTGTAACAATTAGAAATGTATTTGGTTCAGGACCATATACAGCACAGTTCCAAGTAAGTCCAGATATTTCGATATCAGATGCTCCTGCAGATGACGTTGCGTTTGAAACACGCATTAGATATTCGCAAGTACGTCTAACAGGACACGACTTCTTAGATATTGGCACAGGTAACTTTGCTGATACTAACTATCCGAACACTCCGGTTAATGCAGTTGATCCAACAAAAGAAACTGTTGTTGGCGGCGGCGGACGAGTGTTCTACACAACCACAGACCAAGATGGTAACTTTAGAGTTGGCGGATTGTTTAACGTTGAACAGTCAACAGGTGTAGCAACACTTAATGCTGATGCGTTTAACATTACAGGTCTAAATGAGTTGCAACTAGGCGCAGTTAGCTTAGGTGGAACAGGAGCAGTAATTACTGAATTTAGTACAGACGGTACATTTACTGCTAACAGTGATAATATTGTTCCGACACAAAAAGCAATTAAAACTTATATTGCTTCACAAATTGGTGGCGGTGCTGGCGAACTAAACGTCAACAGTGTAACAGCTGGTGTTGTTAAAGTGTCAGGACAAGAAATTACTACAACAAATGCAAGTCAGATAAATATACTTAATAAGGTTAATTTTACTGGCGGAATAACTGGCTCACCAGTTGCAATAAATTACTTTTTATCATCATAATGGAGAATATATAAAATGGCCACAGGAAGATTAGCTGCAAGTGATATAAGCGGCGCTACATTAACAACAGTATATGAATGTCCAGCAGACACATATACCGTTGCATCAATATCAATCTGTAACAGAGGAGCAGACACATCAAACATTAGCCTAGCTATTGCTGATGCCGCTACACCTGTTAACGGAGAATACATAGAATTTGAAACAGGGTTGTTGTCAAAAAATATTTTGGAACGTACTGGCATTGTACTTGCTGCTACACAAAAAATAGTTATTTTATCGTCACAAGCTTCAGTAAGTGCTGTAGTTGTTGGCATAGAAACAGCAGCTTAATAAAACGAGAGGAATAAGGAACACACTATGGGACGATTTATAGGATTATCAAAAAATAGAGGAAGTGGTCTAGCTATTGAGGATCCAGACTTTTTAAACTCTGGATTAATACTAACCAGTAACGGAACTGGTTTTGTATTAGCTGGCGGTGCGTCATTAGATCGCGACCCACTTCCTGATTTCATTAACGCAAACGAATCATTAAACGAGTCACTTCAAGTTACTGGTGCGTTTGGAGATTCAACATATACATTTGCTTGGAAAGATGGCTCGCAGTACGGTTTAAGTTTATCATCTAGTGGTACACTAAGCGGCAGTGCAGGCAGTATGCCAGCAGCAACAACACTAAGCATTACAGTTACAGATACAAAATATAATAGGGCATACGATGTTGATTTAGAATTTATTGTATCAACAGGTAACACATATCCAAAAATTACAGAAGGTAATAACACTATTACAATAACAGGTGGCGAAACTTACCAGTTTAGTTATAGTGGTTCACCGGTTGAATGGTCAATTGTTACACGAGGTAACTTACCAGCTAACGTAACATTATCAAACAGCGGTTTAATGACATTCCCAGGTAAATCTGGTGATAACACTAATACAAATTACAACTTTACATTAGGTGTACGTAGTAGTGATATGCCAGCAAGCAGCTTTAGAACAGTTTCGTTTAGTAAAAACTTTTACTTTGAATCAGTTACAGGGCAACAGCAATATCAAGGCGCTTATGGTCAAGCAGGCGGAACATGTTCGTACAGCTGGGTTGCACCCGCTGGCGTAACAAAAGTAAACGTTATGGCAATCGGTGGTGGCGGCGGTGGTCGTTATTCATGGGCAAGTTGTGGCGGACACGGTGGCGGCATGGTTTGGGCTAATAATATCCCAGTATCTCCAGGTAGTTCATATTGTATCCAAGTTGGACGTGGCGGTTGCTGGAGTGGTTCAACAGGTGGTTGTTCATGCTGGCCAGGAATGAACGCATGTGGCGGCTGTTGTGGTTGTTACGGTGGTTGTTTTGGTTTCCCAGGAAGTGTTAACGGCGGAGCAGGAAGTTGTTGTGGAGGCTACGGAATGGTAGCATATAACAACACTGCTGGTGGTGGTGGTGGCGGTCCAGGTTACTGTTCATCAGCACCTGCAAACAGTTCAACATCAAGCCATAGAGGCTGCGGCGGAGGCGGCGGATCAGCAACAAGTCACCATAGTTCAACATACGGCACAGGCGGTGGCGGCGGAACTGGATCATGCGGAATGTGCTGTTATACATCAAGCCCAACTAGTTGTGGATGTTGTGGTAACGCAGGTTATTCACACCAAACTGGATCAGGCGGCAATGGCGGCTCAGGCGGAACATGTGGTAATCCAGGCGAACCATGGTCAAACGGACGTGGACACGGTTATAGCTGTGGCGGACAATTTGGCGGCGGTGGCGGCGGTGGCGGAACGTCACATGGCGGCGGCTGGGGTGGACCAGGTGTTGTAAGAATCATTTGGGGCAACCAGAGATGCTGGCCTTGCTGTAATACACATAACTTATAATATTAATATATTAGAAACAAGGAAAAATAAATGTTTGAAAACGACGCAGAATTACATACACGCATATTTTATGTTCAAGTAGATTCTAACGGTGACGTAACTGACCCAGGTTATATAGATCCTCAAAACATATGGCATATTATGAATAAGTCATGGGATTTTACACATGCAGAAATAACTGCAAAGGGTTATGAGCCAGTTTTAGAATCAAACGCAGTATTTACTAACGGTGAATCGATCATTGAAACTACATATGGCGACATTGTTAGAAATGATGACGGCTTTTTAGTACAAGAATATGACCATGCTGAAATTAGTGAATGGGAAAAAAGACAAAGATTTGTAGAACGTACACGTATTAACTTACTATTCCAAAGTGATTGGACACAAGTTGTAGATTCACCATTATCAGATGCTGATAAAGCAGCTTGGGCTACATATAGACAGGCTCTTAGAGATTTACCAGGTACTTTAGACTATAGTACAATTAGTCAATCAGAAGATGTTAATTGGCCATTTCCTCCGGGAGTGGAAACACCAGTAGTAGCAAAAGAAGACGAAGACGGACACGTTCCAGTAGATCAGCCATTATAAAGCAAAAAGCCAGTTGACAAAGTCTCCTTTGATGTTATAATTAAATATAGTATCAAAGGAGATAACATGGCATTTAAATCAATACTCGTTGTAGGCGGTGGATCCGCAGGCTGGATGGCAGCATCAACACTTGTAAAAAAGTTTCCAAATACTAAAATTACTCTTGTAGAAAGTAGCGATATACCAACTGTTGGTGTAGGCGAAAGTACATTGGGTTTTATACGTAATTGGACCACGTATCTTGGATTAGATGACAAAGATTTTCTTAAACATACTAATGGTAGTTACAAGTTAAGTATTAAATTTACAGATTTTTACGACAAAGATTCCGGTGGATTTCATTATCCGTTTGGTAGTCCTTACGAATCTGGTCAGTTTAATGTTAACGACTGGGCTCTTAAAAAGATATTTAAACCTGACACTCCAGCTAGTGATTTTGCAGACAACTTTTGGCCACAAATGGCACTAGTAAACGAAAATAAAATATCATTAAATGAAGACGGCAAACTAGATAATTATAGATTTGATTACGACACTGCATTTCATTTTGATGCTAGTTTATTTGGGCAATATCTTAAAGATCATTACTGTAAGCCACGAGGAGTAAATCATATAGTTGGAACTGTTGATAATATTCTAACTAATGATGACGGCATTGAAAAAATTATATTAGAAGACGGACAAGAACTTAGTGCAGAATTATATGTTGATTGTACAGGATTTAAAAGTTTATTACTAGGCGAAGCACTTCAAGAACCGTTTAAGTCATACAATGATATATTGCCGAATAGAAAAGCATGGGCAGTACAATTACCTTATACTGATAAAGAAAAAGAACTTGAAACATATACAAACTGTACAGCATTAGGAAATGGTTGGGTATGGAATATTCCGTTATGGTCAAGGATAGGTACAGGATACGTTTATTCAGACGAGTTTACAACAGACGAAGAAGCACTACAAGAATTTAAAGATCATCTTAATTCAGATAAAATGACTGTACATAACCCTAATAGAGTTACTGATGAATTAAACTTTAGACATATTAATTTTAGAACAGGTATACACGAACGTACATGGGTTAAGAATGTATTAGCGATTGGCTTATCAGCAGCATTTATTGAACCTTTAGAAAGTAACGGGTTGTTTAGCGTACATGAATTTATGTTAGAATTTTGTAGTCAGGTAGACAGACCTAAAGTTACACAATGGGATCGCGATGTATATAATGCAAGTATTAGAAAAATATATAATAACTTTGCTGAGTTTGTTGCATTACATTATGCGCTATCAATAAGAGATGATACTGCTTATTGGAGAGCAAATAGAGATAGAGTGTACGATAACAACTTAATGAATACTAAAAGCGGATTTAATGATTTATATCTTAGAAAAACTGACAGCAATTCTCACTACGGCATCGGCGGCATTGTTTCTATTGCAAATGGCATGAACTACAATGTGTACAGTGAAATTGATGCTTTGCGAGAAGCATTAGGTAAGCAAGTAAACTTACAACAAAAGTTTAATGATTATCAATACGAAAGACGCGAGAAAATGAATCAATGGAACAGTGCTGTTAA